CAAGGATACGTTGGAAGTCTAAGATGCCTGTACGCTCACTGATCTTTTGCAAGTCAGTCTGTGCAGCATCACCACAAAATACGATCTTACTATCCTGACCAACACGAGTAATGATTGAATCAAGTTCATGGAAGTTCAGGTTCTGGCACTCATCAATGATAACAATACAATTGTCAAGTGTAGTACCACGGATGAATGATGTGGACCAGAATGAAATAGTTTCTTGTGATTTGAGATTGTCATACAACATCTCAAAACTATTATCATCTGGCATTTCAAACATGGACTGTACCATGTTCTTGTAAGGAATCTGATAGAGAGAAGACTTATCCTCATGATCTCCAGGGAGGAAACCAATTTCTCTAGTTGCAACTAGAGAACGAACAAGATAAACTTTCTCATATGGTGTGTACTCATTAAGTACATCCTTCAGTGCCTTGTAGAGAGCAACAAATGTTTTACCTGTGCCTGCTACACCAGAGGCATAGATCATCTTACCTTTATCCCACTCATCAAACATAATCTGTTGATTATGAGTGAGAGGTTCAATGGGAACCATATACGCCTCATCAATAGGCTTGCGACGCTTCTTCTGCTTCGCAGTCATACCTTGTCCAGGTGATTTAGTAGTCTTCTTTCTTGGTGGCATATCAGTTATACTTTTGAGTAATACTATCGTTGGTTGGTGCTTTAGGAGCAATCTTATTCTTCATGATGTCATAGAAACCAGGATGAGTTTTACTCATCTTGTGTTGCCAGTCTCCAATAGTTTCAGTAGATGAAGGACAAGTAGAAGGATCACTCCAATCTCTTTGCCAATCAGGATTGTCGATTTTCCACTGCTCCCATGACTCGCAAGTCATACGAACATCTTTTTGCTCACCAGTAGTCTTATTAATAACAGGATATGTAGGCATTAGTTCCACTCCAAAGCTTCAGCACAAATAGGGAATTGTTCTGCAAAGATATCACGACACTGATGTGCAATGTCCATGTGTTCTTTCTGAGTACCATGAGCACTCCGCAGATCTATATAGTGCATCCATGATCGAACTGAGCCCGACATATAGATTTTTGTGGGCACGGCGAGGGGAAGCACAAAACGCGAACACTCCTTTGCAATTCCTAGATCAAGCATCTGCTGGTAGATACTCATAGCAGAATCAAAGTGCCGTTGAATAGTAATCTCAAGTTCTTGCTTAGTGAAAGCATCAACATCATCAATACTATTCTGACGGTTCTTTGTATCTTGACGACGAAGTTCAAACAAAGGGATCTTCTCTGCCAACATAGAACTGTCAGCATACCGCTGGGAAAACTCTTGGAAGGTGAACGAACGGTGACGCAAGATTTGAGCCGCGATACCACGGTTAGTCTCAATCTCTAGCGTCATGAATGCTTGCTCGAACACAGACCAGTGGTTGTGCTTGATGCAATACTTCAAGAGACCAGCAACGTTAGGATTCTCCTGATTGTTCGGATTGCTCACCCTCGCTACGTACCCCATCGTCTTCTCCGCTTCGGGAGTTACTTGCACTAGGCGCACTGACCCATGTTGTTGCTTCATTCTTAAATCCTTTGCTCATCATTTCACGTTTACGCTTGAGACCCTGCTTCGCTGCATGAAGTTGCAACCTCATGTAGTGGATCTCCTCATCAGTATACAGCATTGGGTTCTTATCCGCAAGCTTAATAGCTTTCTTTGCTGCTTTAATTGTATCCTTGAATCTCAATTAATTACCTCCGTAGTATGCTTCGTAGTATTTGACAATGCCAGCAGTGTTGACATTACCTTGAGATACCCAGTCATGGGCGCACTCATAAATCGACTGCGAAGAATACTTTGGTACGCCACCTTCTAATTGGTGACCAAACTTTGAAAGCAACACTTTAAGTGCTGCTGTCCGATATTGCATACGCTCATCACTATAGCGCCAGTCAGTCTGGATATCCGTCATCGTCTCCTTCATCATAATTAAATCCAAATTGTGGACCACCCTGTTGCAACTGAATTTTATATGCAGCAGGATCAGAATAAACCTCACTCTCTAACGCATTTGTTAAAGACTTAAGGTTCTTGACGATGAGTTTAAGTTTTTCTCTATCCATATTTAGATAACAGATGTCAGCATTGTAGCATAAAAAAAGAGGGGTTACAAGCCCCCCTCTTGATTTATTTTTGGAGAAGTATAAGTTCTCCGTAGATCATCCCAATGAAAGCCACACAACCTAGGGACGTTAGTCCGACTACTTGTAATGCTCCCATGACGATCACTTGGTGTAAGTCTTACCACGATAGCAGAAAGTGCCATGTGGTTCAGACATCTCAACACAACGTGTATTATACACAACGCCACGATATGCAGCGTGAGTAATCTGTGCGTCGTGAAGTGCAGCAGCTTTTTGGATCTGCTTACGGATGAGATTAAGGGTGTTCATTGTAGGTCTCCTAAAGGATGGGTTTTTTAGTCCCCGTTCCTTCAGTCGTTTGCGTCCCAATACCACTCACATTCTGGTGCTGAGTCTTTAAGGGTCTCAACCAACTCTAACTTCACGATGGAAGATAGATTCACATTCTTCTCAATCTTCAGCATGATAGCATCAGTTTGAGTACATGAGAGTGTTGTATAGAATAATAGTTCTAACATGGGATGAACGCTCCGTTCCGCGACTTACTTGCGTCCCACCCGAAAGTGGGATGAACGTATGGTAAGTATACCATTACTATGTATGCTTTGTCAACTGTATCGGTTGATACAATTTAGTTACCTGATAAGTAGAACCCGTCTCCTCGGGTTTTACAGACGCGCTTGACATCTGCATCATACACAGGAATAGTTCCAGCACCAGTAATTAAATTCTTTGCAAAGTCCCACGCTTCTTTATAACGATTGAACTTATACACATCATCATATGTTTTAGCAGACATAAGGACACCATCTTTTCTCCACGTCTTCATCGTATGCCAGACATGGGGATCAGATAGTTTACGGTAAAAAATACACCAGTTGCCCTTTTGATTTGCACTCATTTCTTTTTCTTGTTTGGATCTTGCCAGAGTTTTGGATTAGCTCTACCCTCTGTCTGTGTCATATTAACGACGCTTTTATATTTATCCCAGTATTCATCAAAGATGTCTACTAGTTTTCCAGCAGAAGTAATATCAAATTTAGTTGTTTCACCTTCTACATATTCAATCATGAATGCTGTATAGGGTAGAGATCTGTCTTGTGAAACGGAAGGGTCACAGTCTTTATGAATAATTTTACAACCTTTCCCCATATCAAGACCTACCACCCCATTGAATTTGTGGGAATGCTTCTTCCACACACTGCTTGGTGATCTTCCAACGCTTACCAATCTTCCTATCTTTCATAAGACATAGCACTTCTGCTTCGCCCTTATGGAGACCCTCTAACAGTTGAATAAAGAGAGTCTCGCGGCGGGATTGTGAAACATTAGCACCACCTTTAAAGAAGAGATAAAGTTTACGATACTCATGCACTAACTTTGTGTGCTCAGTATCTTCTGGTGCATCATTCACTGCATAAGGAACCTCACCTTCTGGGAGCATAGAAATAACACTCTCATCAAAGTTAGCAATCAGAATTTGTCTGAGTGCTGGAGTATTATATTGCTGTAAAACTTTAATTTTTTGTGCCTTAGTCTTAGCGTTGCTTACTTTTTGCAGCACTTCATGTAGTAATAATTGCATAACTTAAATGATGTCATAAGTATATTTATTCATCGTCAAATTCGTCTTCATCTACAAAGCGAACTGACAAAAGTTCTTCGTTAATCCACTGACCATCTCCATCTAACATTTCAGGATGTACATTTTCGGTCTCCATTTTGCCGTACATAAACTCATGGAGTTTTTCATTCGCTGTCCATCCAGCAATCACACCTACGCAGAGAAAAATAAACGAAACTGTTGCTGAAAAGTACAGAACTGTTGCTTGTGCCATTGTTCAACTCCGAACTAACTTGCTTGCTTGTCCCACCAGAGTTCCAAGTTGAAGTAGACTCTTCGCTTTAGTAGGGTAAAAAATTTAGTGATAGCGAAACCTTTTGAAGGTTTCTCTTCCTTCTCTTCCTTCTTTTTAGCCCCCCTAAGCATGAGCTCTATGCCTTTATTTATTTTAAGTTTATCCATTTTTTCTAGAAGATACTAAACCTTTTTGCAAAAACATTTTAGCAGTTTCTACGAGACCTCCAACAGGTTCACCATCAATAATAATATATGGATATGAATTTGCATCTGGATAATCTTTTTCAAGTCTACCTGCATTCACACCAGTGCATTCAACCTCCTCCCACTTAACATTAGCTCGTTCAAATAATTCCTTAGCGTGTTCACAATACTTACACCCAGGTTTACTATAGATTGTAATTAACATAAAAAAGAGGGTCTCTCGACCCCCTTATTATAGTTGGTTTTCTAATAACTGTCAAGTATTAAGAATCCAAGTATCAAAGAGCATTTCCACGAGGTAATACTTCCTCTGGAAAAACGAACTGCTCATGTGGCTGATCGACTGGTGCCATCCAGGCACGGAGTCCTTCATTCAAAAGCACGTTCTTTGTATAGAACGTCTCGAATTCAGGATCCTCTGCTGCTCTGATCTCTTGGGATACAAAGTCATAAGCACGAAGGTTGAGAGCAAGACCAATAATACCGATGGAACTTGTCCAAAGACCCATAACAGGAACAAACAGCATAAAGAAGTGGAGCCAACGCTTATTGCTGAACGCAATACCAAAGATCTGAGACCAGAAGCGGTTGGCAGTGACCATTGAATAGGTCTCTTCTTCTTGTGTTGGTTCAAATGCTTTGAACGTGTTTGATTGTTCACCATCTTGATACAAAGTATTCTCTACTGTAACACCATGGATAGCACTGAGTAGTGCTCCACCTAGGATACCTGCTACACCCATCATGTGGAAGGGGTTGAGTGTCCAGTTGTGAAATCCTTGTAGAAAAAGTAAGAATCTGAAGATTGCCGACACGCCAAAGGACGGCGCAAAGAACCAACTGGATTGTCCCAGAGGGTAGATGAGAAATACACTAACAAATACGGCAATAGGACCTGAAAAAGCAATCGCATTGTATGGTCTAATCCCTACGAGACGACTAATTTCAAACTGTCTCAGCATAAATCCTATGAGAGCAAAGCATCCGTGGAGCGCCACAAAAGCCCAGAGTCCCCCAAGTTGGCACCACCTAACGAAGTCCCCCTGAGACTCAGGACCCCAAAGTAAAAGAAGAGAATGACCCATAGCGTCAGCAGGAGTTGACACTGCCGCTGTAAGAAAATTAGCGCCCTCAAGGTAACTAGACGCCAACCCGTGGGTATACCAGCTCGTAACGAACGTCGTGCCAGTAAGCCAGCCACCAATTGCAAGATAAGCAGTGGGAAGAAGAAGTAGTCCAGACCAACCCACAAAGACAAAGCGGTCGCGTTTAAGCCAGTCATCCAGGACATCAAACCACCCCCTTGTCGGTATGTTTAGTGTACTTGTCGTCATTTTTTGAATCCTTTTTAAAATCTTTTAACCAGTAAAGTTGAGGCCACGTATCCATGATTATCTCCCTCAACTTTGATGGAGTATCTTTATTAATCATGTGACTATTTGGGTAAAAAAATTGGCGGGAAATTTTTTCCCCGCCAATGAAAATCAGTTATTGATTTTGTATCAACCGATGCTAGGAGCGGTGAGTGCCACAGGTGTGGACTCAGCAGCTGCCAGGTCGAGGGGGAAGTTGTGAGCGTTGCGCTCGTGCATAACTTCCATACCAAGTCCAGCGCGGTTGAGGACATCTGCCCAGGTGTTCAGGACTTTGCCCTGACCATCCATGATGGACTGGTTGAAGTTGAAACCGTTGAGGTTGAATGCCATGGTGCTAACACCAAGTGCAGTGAACCAGATTCCAACTACAGGCCATGCTGCCAGGAAGAAGTGAAGTGAACGGGAGTTGTTGAACGATGCATACTGGAAGATCAGACGACCGAAGTATCCATGTGCAGCAACGATGTTATAGGTCTCTTCTTCTTGACCGAACTTGTAACCATAGTTCTGTGACTCTTGCTCAGTCGTCTCACGGACGAGTGAAGATGTAACCAAAGAACCGTGCATTGCACTGAACAGTGAACCACCGAAGACACCAGCCACACCAAGCATGTGGAAGGGGTGCATCAGGATGTTATGTTCTGCTTGGAAGACAAGCATGTAGTTGAACGTACCACTGATACCCAGGGGCATCGCGTCAGAGAAAGAACCTTGACCGAAAGGATAGACCAGGAAGACTGCGGATGCTGCTGCAACAGGTGCAGAGT